ATAGCCAGCGTATTGCCCTTAAAACTAAACGAGCCTTCCTGTTGGTTTGATGCAGATGTATGCATAATTGCTTTAGCTTTAGCCTCAGCTTGCTGTTTATTTTCGGCTTTAGTATGCGTTACGGCTGTATCTTTATTTTTTACGTCAGGATATTTATAACCCTCAGTTTTTAACCATTCGTTATATTCCAAATTTGTTTCAACAGAGTTATTTTTTTTAGCGTTTTTTGATTTTACAGACGCATTTTTAACCATTCCAGTTGCTTTGTCTTTAATCGAATATTGAGACAAATCGAATTTATCAATTTTAAGAGACGAATTTCTTTGCTCCAGTCCAACTACTGAGGTAAACGTAATAGTATTTTCACGAACCGAAAAAACAATACCATATTCGTTTGAAATTCGTTTCAAAAAAGCCAAATCAGTTTCCTGATTTTGAGTAGTTCGACCGATTGTAATATCAGGAATATCACCAGCAACAGTAAGAGCGTTTTTTTGAGCGACTTTTTCGGCTATTTGACGCAATGTTTTATTTTCGTGAGCGTCTGACTTCTTAGTACGTAATGTATTTGTAATTCCCGTAGCCATAGCACGAATAGAAACGGTATCTGGTGGTCCTTTAATTTCGATTTCGTCGATTTCAAAAACACCACATTTTAGATCCTCGATAGTTAACGTTAATTTTGCGCCCTTCTCTGGGTACCAGCTATTTTGCCATAGTCCGTCTTTGTCCTCTAATTCAATTTCGATTTCGTCGCTCTCACCTGATGTTTTATCGTTATACGTAATAGACAACATATACTTAGAAATATCACTTGTGATGTCTCTATTGTCGTATAGTACTGTAAATTTTGGTAGTTCGACGGTCATAATATTTTATCGTTTCCAGGGTGGTAATAATTCCACATCAACTTCGATTTCATTTTGCTCTAAAACAGGAATAATCAAACGTGTTCCAGTAGGTACTATTGGTGATATTACCGTGGCTTTGTTTGCCTCGATAATTCCAGCAAATAGTGTAGGGTCGCCGTAAGCCTTATTTGCTATCGTGTCCCAACGGTCACCATCCTTAACTATATATTCTACGAAATTACTCATTTTCTACGTATGATTGCTTGGTTAGTAATTCCAATACTAGACGATTTCGCACTAGCAATCGAGCCTGACAATTGTCTGTTTAAAATTTGAAAACTAGAGACGTCAGTTATCGGCAAAACAGCCTTCATATTTTGCACTGCAGTATAAATCCCGTTAAAAGCAGTTTGCAAATTTGGAGCTAAATTTTGAAAATCTTGCGCCTGAGCTAATAAATTTTGAGAGCTATCTAAGCTACTTAAAATAGCGTCTAAATTTAGATCGATTTTTAACGAATTATATTCAGTTGTAGCTGGATTGATTTCAACCTGCTTAATGTTGTCGGTGACTTTTTTTGAGTTGGTTTCCATTTCAGAAATCCCCGAAGTCAAAAATGACGCCTCAGATTGTTTGGCTGGCAATAACGTACGTACATTTGCATTTCTATTAGCTGTGGCAAACGAACTATTTAAAGCTGACTTCTTAGCCGATGCTAGAGGGTCGTCCGTTGCCGATTCTAATAATTCAATTGATAGTGTTGCCGAAATAATATTCCCATTTGGGTCTGTAAATTCCGTTGACTTGGTAAAGTTAGGAATTACGAAATTACCGACTACCTTACCGCTACCTAAAATCAAAGTTAATATTTCACGATTAATCATAGCGGTACGAATGACCTCAATAGACGCCTCAGGGTCAACAAAACTAGAGTGCAAATACATATCAAACGAAATAGTATCTAAAACATCACCCACAGCCTCTAATCTAGGTTTACCATTTATGCGCTCGTGCTGTGCATAGTTGACTGCGAACGATTCCTCCAATGTAGAAAAACCATTTAAACCCTCGAATCTTATCGTGCCTAGCTGAGCGTACATTACTTGTGAAATTTTGATTTACCAACATAACAGCTAGAAATATCGTGTTTAATAATATCAGGTAAACCGATAACATTAACTCCTATCTGAAAATAAACCGCTATTATTAATGCTTTCATATAATTGAAATATTTTTTGTAAAAATAAAAAAAAAAACCGTGTTATTTACAACACGGTTTAAAATTTAATACGCCAACCTCTGTTTTCGAGCCATCGAGCTTTCAATTTCTCTAATCAACTGAGGTATTAATTTCTTAATCTCACTAGCCACATCACCGCCACCAGCTCCTGAAATAACTGGAGCAAAATTAACCGTAATACCACCGCCACCAGTAGATCGTGAACCACCGACAGCGTTCGGAGTTACCGATTTACCCATTTTAGTAGATGCGCCAACCAAATTTGGAGAGCCTTTTTCGATTCCCTTTTGTGCACCTTGTGTAATATTTACTCCGTAGTCCATAAATACTTTTGATGGTGAGGCGATACCAAGCACGTTTTTAAACGTATCGGCTATTTTCTTACCAATGCCTTTAACGAAATCAAACAACTGCGCTGCTTTGGCTTTTATTCCGTTCCAAATACCCATAACGATAGCCGAACCAATATTTAAAAATGGTTTTACCCATCCAAAAATATAACCCATAAATGAGCTAAATATTGCTTTTACCCTATTCCATAAATTACCAAAAAACGCTGTAATTTTATCCCAGTGCTTAATAATTAATCCTTGTGGTGTGTAGCTTAAAAAAATATTTTTAATAAAATTCCAAGTTGCTATAAACACGTTTTTAACCCCATTCCACAGTTTTACAAACCACTCCTTAATACTTCCCCAATTTTTGTAAACTAAATAAATTGAAGCCCCTAGAGCTACAATTCCAGCAATTATCCAAAATAGTGGAGACGCTAAAAATGCCAAATTCATAGCTGTAACCGCTGCGGTCATACCTCCAGTTACTCCAGCTCCAGCAGCCGTTGAAACTGCGTAAGCTAATTGAGCCGCTTTCATTGCCGCAAACATACTCCTACCTAGAGCCAGCACTTTAAACAAACCACCAAACACAAACGAAAACGCAGAAACTCCAAGCGATAATATCGCAAGTGCAGCAGCGCCTTTCATAATACTACTTGTTAGTTCAGGATTTTTATTAGCCCAATTATTAAACCTATTAGCAATTTTTCCAACCTCAGCCATTGCCTTACTTACTTGCGGTAATAACGTTTTACCAAGGGTTTCGGCAACTTCGCCAAACTGGATTCTCATTTTAGATGCTGAGGTAGCCGTATTAGCAGCTTGACCTTTGACTTGCTTTTCAACAGCTTTTAATACATATTCCTGAGCCGCTCCAAGTCCTTTAGTAGCTTGTATTTGTTTAATAAGCGGAATGTCTGCCTTATTTAACGCTCCAGCCTTAGACAACGCAGCTGCTCCCAATGCTGGATTTTGCAACGCCTTACCAAGCATAACAGCATTACTAGACGCCTCACCGAATCCACCAGCTGCCAAATCGAATGCCGATTGCGTGGCGCGATCAAAAACACCCGACATTCTAGCTGTCTCATCAGATACTTTTTTAAAGGTAGCAATCTTAGATTGCACCATCATAATTTCCTCATCCTCTACACCTATCTTAGTTTGTAACTCACTGGCGTAAGCAGCAGCAGCGACAGCGGCACGATTATCAGTTTCACCCATTGTCTTAAACGTTTGCTCTAGCCTACGTGTAGCTATTTCGCTTTCTTCCGCTGCATTTACAAACACGCCTAACGATGCGGCAGTCGCAAGTCCTACAGCTCCAGTAACACGCCCAACAGCAAACGCCTTATCGCCCATTTTTGAGAGCGATGCAATAGACTTCTGAGATTTAGCCATTGTCTCAGCAACAACCCTAGAGGCTTTATCCTGAGCCGATAAAATCAGTGCTACTTCAAATTCTTTTTTATTTGCCATAATTTTATATTTATAAAAAATACCGCTACCGAATTACGGTGCGGTATCTTCTGATTTATTCAATTCATTGTGAACTTTCACTGCCTCGATATTCCAGTAGTGAATATCTTCTAATAACCATTCCAATAACGAACTCAAAGGTTCGTTTACAAAATGTGCCAAAAAAACTAAGTCTTTTGGCGTTACGTAAAAAGCTCCGAAAATTCGCCCATTAAAAACAAAATGTCTTTACCGTCCATTTCGTCCATTTCTTCCATGGTTACTTTTTTACCTCCAATTGTACAGGCAACTGAAATAATTGCCGATGTATATTTAGACTGGTCACCGTCCATTAGACGTTGAGCCTCCCTAACGTGTTTACCTTTGAATGGAGTTTTTACAACTTCCAATCCCGAAGGTAATAAAAATTTTTCTTTAGGCATTGATTTTTTCTCTGCCTCTTTTGGTGTTTGTGCCATGGGTGAAATTTATTAAGTTATTTAAAATTAACCGCCCATTTCTGAGCGGTTTTTATTATTTATCCTCCGATATTAGCTCGGTAAGTAGCAAAAATATCAACACCATCTACCATATAAATGTTAGCCAGTGCGTCAAATTCAACAACAGCCTCCCCGTCTATCTCTAGCTTATAAGCTGTGATAGTCATTTTAGACGTTGCCTCTACGTTATCGTGCTGTTTGAAGTTACCAGCTGGAAAATTTTTAGGTTGACCAGTTAGATATGCTACACACGCAACCTCAGATGCTAAGCCGTCAGAGTTATGTGTCTCTAATGATGAACGTACTTGCAATTTCAACGCCTTGCGTGGGTCTGCATATTTTTTCATCACATCAACGTAAAATGCATTCCATTTTAACGTAGCCTCCATTTTATCGATTCCAGAGAATAGCTCTACCTTACCGATATTACCCAATGCCTTATGCTCTGACATCATAAACGTAATATCTGGTAAATTAATTTCCTCAACTTTTCCAAGTTGTGACTGTCCGTCAACGTATACGTTAGCGTTAGTCATTCTGTTTACTGAGTTTGCCATTTCTTATACGATTTGTGCTAATAGACTGATGTCTATGAACGATTTAAACGTGATTCTTTCCGCTGGAGTTGGTCCCATAAAAACCAAATCAAACGTAACGTGACCCGCTGCTAATTCCTCTGGCGTATTCTCATCTGAATACTCACAACGAGAACCAGGAAAACAAGCTCCACGACCAATTAATGTTCTAAAGAAACTATTACCAGTTTCTCTAATCGCATCAACAGTCGCCTGATTAAGCGGTTTATCAATAAATTGCAACGATGCTTGCTCTAGCGATTCGTGTACAATATCTGCCATTCTACGAATAGGAATGAAATTCTTAACGTCTGTAGAAGTTGGAAAACTAGCCGAACGGTTACCCCATGTTCTTGTCCCAGTTCCATAACCAGTAAACGTGGTTGTGATTCCTTTTTCGTTCAACAAATTAGCCTCAGTAGTAGCGTCTGAAACTGATGCCGTAACAACATACTCAGTTCCTACAATTCCTAAGATTTCTTTGTTTGATGGTGAAACCCAGTAACCCTCCGTGTTATCAACTCTCGACATAACCCCAGCCATAAATGGCGAATAAGGTACGTTGATATTGCTATCGCTAGCAGCATCATAAACTGACAAATGAGGTACTAATAAATAGGCTCTATCACTTGAAGTTTTGAAGTTAATTGTAGAGGCTGGTCCACGTCCAGCAATCGCCTGAGTAACCGTAGTTGTCAATGGCGCATCAATAAGAGCAATAGCTCTATATTTCGGAGCAATCGCAATCATTTCAGTAGCAACAGCCAAAGTCTCGCAATGAACTGGAGCAACTAAGATTTTTGGATAAAAACCAAACGTATTAAAAATAGTCTCCCAGCACTTCATACCAGTTCTAACACCAGCAGTATTAGTTCCGATTATCTGAGCTGAGGTAACAGTTCCAACGTCTAATTTTTTGTAAGTGAATTTTAACACTAAATTCTCTGACGCTACAGATGATAATGCGGTAAAATTACCGAACGCATCTAATGTATAATCAGTTCCAGCAACTCCTGAGAATGCTGTTGTACCATTGGTTAGAAAAATATCAACCGTTCCAATCGGAGCAGCATTCAATTTTATCTTACCATTTGTGATCGTTTTAGATTCCAACGTTACCTGAGCGGTATTGTCAGCCTCCGAAAATGTATTCACAACAATAACCGTAGCTGGTCCTTGCTTGAATATAGCGTCTAAGGCTTGCGGAATGGTAAACCCTGGCAATTGTTGCCCGAATTGTGCCGCATCATTAGGCGATAATACTAACGTATTAGTATTTTTTGTACCAAGTGGAGCAGTACCAACCAAAGTAATAACAGATGACTTCACGATATTAACTGGTCGTGCGCCTTGTGATACTTCGATGGTTTCAACCCCATGTAAATAGTTTGCCATTTTTATAAGTATTATACGTTACTCAGTTGGAGGAATTATAGTAGTTTCGTCTCCTGGCTTATCAACGTAAGTTATTTGTTTTAATATAACCGATAAATCCTCGGTGTAGTCCTCAACATGAACAGACATAGCCTGAAATACCACGCTATAGTGCCACATATTGTCCTTTTTTTCTGCGTCTGGTTGCCCGATTGTGTGATGTTTTGCAACTTGAAATTTAGTAGCACCCTGAGCTTTAAAACCCGTTAAGGCTTTTTTTAGCAATGATGCCATTGCATAAACTCCAGTATTACCATACAAAAATGTACTTTCAATCAAAATTTGGATAAATATTTTTTCGTCTTGACTAATATGTCCAGTTGAGTTAACCTCTGAATATTCACTCCCAGCATAAATTACGGTAAACTTAACCTTAGTAGGTATCGTTTGTGTACGCTCGCTTTCTGTTTGTGGTAGTCTTACTACTGAAATCCCAGCAGTAGTAAACGGCTGTAATCTCGAAACAATAGCATTTTGTAGTAATTCGTAATTCATTATGGTGTAGTTCTTATTAGTCTAGCAACATATACTTCGCCATCAACTTTAGTCTGTATTTCTTTAATTGCAAAATACCCAACTCCGACAATTTCAACGTGTTCTAAATTCCCAGCGTCAACTCTAGTTTTCAATCCATCGAAAAAATCCACACGATACTCCATAAATGGCTCGTTTGGATTCCAACTATCAATGCCCGATAATTCCTGCTTTTCGCTTGGTTCTTTAAAACCTACCCTTGCTGTTAATTCTGAACTTCCCGAAACGCTAGACGTCCACTTTGCGTCATAACCCATTACCTGAGTTACAACATCAAAAGTCTTACGTTTAGCGTTATCGAAAATGTTCATCCTTATCTAGCTAATAATACGTTAATAGTAGTAGCACCATCTGCAGCAGCAGAATGAGCATAACCTACAAATACGTTAGTCGATGCTGTACCAGTGATTTCTCCTCCAGTGTGGTAGCATTTTGCACCCTGAGCAATAGCTCCAGACGCAACTTTAGGAAGTGTATAAACACCCTCTAAGTTAACCACAACAGTTTCTCCAGTAGCGTATGCTCCAGCAGCAACTCCAGCAGTAGCACCAACAACAACAATAGCACCTGACGCAATTGCACCACCAGCTACAGTCTCTATAGTTTTTCCGTGTTGTACGAAATTTTTCATCTTGTTTTTTATTTAAAAATTAAAAAAAATAAGGCGATATTAAAATAATACCGCCCCTTTATATTTCTACTATGCTGGAGCAGCACCGTTGTTACGGTATAAACCTCGCCAGTCAATAGCTTTAGCAGCGAAAACCATACGAGCTTTAACCTCAACACCATCGATGTTAAAACCTTCTCTTTGGTCTGTAAACAATTCTTGCTCACCATCTAAGAATGCATACTCAACAGTATCAATCATATTTGGGTCAGCAGCTAAGAACCACTCATAGTTTGTTAATCTTGGATCAACAATCGGAGTTAAGCCTGTAAATTGAGGAAGCGCAATATCACCTTGCTTAGCAGGAGTAAAATTTGTAGACGTCAATTTTTGAGCTATGATTTTATTTTTCGGACCTACAATCAAATAACGTGGAGACGAGTTAATAAACTGCCCCGACGCATCTTTTTGATTTAAGAATGCAACCTCAGCCTCAGCTAATGATGTTTCGCTTAAAGCTGTACCACCAGTAGTTAAATTTCCAGCAGTTCCTTTATAGTTACCGTGGTCAGCGTGAAACAATCCTTTACCATCACTCATAACTGGATTACCAGTCAAAATTGAGTAAACAATATCTGATTGCTTAGTCGATGCTTGCGCAGCAAATGATTGAGGAATTCTGCTGAATGCTGACAAGTCATCATTTACAATTGATTCCCAAGTTACACCGATAATCTTACCATACTTAGCAAGTTTGTAAGTCTCACCGCTTTCAGTCATTGTACCATATTTGTACTCTGCGCCTTCTTTTACCTCTTCTAAGTTTCCTAAGATTTCAGATAAACGAACACGTGTAACAGCTCTAAAGTCTGCCATTGTAGCTCTACGACACCAAGCTAAGAATGTTCTAGTCTGCAACATGTACTGAGCTAGTAACGTTCTGTTGATTGTGTCACCCAACAATAATGGGAAGTCTGTCGTGTGGTGTAACCCTCTGACACTTCCACCTAACGCTCCTTTTGCAATTTCTCTAGGAGTTAAACCATTTGTGTTGATACCTGAGCGAATCAATGATTCCTCAGCTAAACGCAATAAGTTCATTCCTCTGAAATCAGATGCAGCACGTACATTTTCTTCACCCATAATCTCGGCAGCTTGTGGGTTAATTCTAAGCACTAAGGCATTAGACATTGCTGAACGTGTTTGTTCTGCATTTGTTTGCTGTTGCTGAGCATTGTTTCTTGGAGTTAATGGATTTTTTGCCTCCCACTCTGCTAACGCACGAGTTTGAGCAACCTCCAATGTAACGCCTTCATCGATAAGAGTATCGGCAAAAGAATCGTCCAAACCAGATAAGGCACGAACAAGTTTTCTAATCCCCGAACTTCTCTGACGCTCCTCTAACGCAGCCTCTGAGCGTTGCTTTTGCTCCAGGGCTTTTTTTTCTTCTTCGGTCATTTCTTCGTTGTTTAAATTAATAATTTCTTCTATTTCTTCGGGTGGGTCTTGAGCTGTATTTTCCTCTGTTGACGGTGGCGTATTTTCGTTTGAATTATAAACGTCTGCTGTTTGTTCTATGATTTCAACCTCGTTAGTTTGTTCATCTGAACGCACACGTGCGCCAGCATCTGCCTGAACTGGAGTTAATGATATTTCCGTAGCCTCCCATTTGGTAGCTCGGTAAATATCTCTCACGCCTTCACGACGTTCAATCGTATATTCTGAAACGTTGTAACCAACTGAAACACCAGTTACAATTCCGTCCTTAACTTTTTCCATCAAACGAGTATCGTCCTCAGATTTTGAAAAACGAACAGTTGCAACGCCTTGGTTATTCTCGAACCTTGCAGATTCAACAACACCAACAACGCACTCATCAGTTCGTCCGTAAGTTCTGTGATTATCCAAAAGAGGCGCGCCATTATTTAAACGTATTAAATTTCCAGCCTCAGGTGAACAAACTAAAATTTCGTCTACCAATTCGCCTTGCTCCCAATCCCACATACGTACAGCAGATTCAGTCGCAAAAACTACATCAATAGTACGATTTTCCTCATTGAACGTGTCAGGCTTAAAAGCCGCACGTGTACGCTGAGTAGGTATTTTATGTTTTAATTTCTCTGACATAATGCAAATATATTAAATTATTTTTTATAATCGTTTCTTACTGTGCAAAATCTGTGTTATCCTTAGCAACTGCCAAAGTAATAGGGCGTCTAAACCCTCCATCTTCCTTCCATGAATCAATAACCGCTTGACCCATTTCTGGGAACTTAGCTAAATCTCTGAAATATTTTTCGTCAGATTCAGTTGGAGTAATTGTACCAGCACGAACTCCAACACCGTAAGCATCCAATACTCGTTTTAAATCCTCAGCACTTAAACCTTGCGCCTCACCCGAACCATCAGGATTTTGAGGTGCAACATCTTGATTTTTCAATATCCATTCAACATCGATACCAGCCTCAGCAAACATCGCTTTGTCAAGCTTCATTTGTTCCAGCAATACATCAGGGTTATATCCACGTCGTTTGCACGCCTCAGTCCAAGAAATCAATCCAGATTTTAACTCTAAAATTAACCCGTTCATTTCTTTAACCGGATCAATCATTTCACGACCTTGTGGTGTCCATTCAACATCAATTTCACGTGTAATTACGCCTCTAGCCATAAGTCCTTCTACAAACCACTTCCAAACTCCGTCGCAAAACTGAGGAATAAACATATTATACTGCCAGTCCTCAATCTGTCTTTGAGCTTCAATCCACCCCATACGACCGCTAGAAAAATTAACGTTACCCATATCACCAGTCAACTGCTCATAAGTAATACCATATCCAGCAGCGTTTTTTTGTTGGTTTTTTGAAACATATTCCGAGTAGCTCGAAGGTGTAGGAGGGTTATTAAATGTAACGGTTTCGCCTGGAGCCATACGTTCAATTAACCCTGGTTCTAAGTGGTCGATTCCTTCTGTAGCTTCTGAACCTAGTACGCTATTTTCGTCAACTTCCTTAGTTGTAAATGCCACGTGACACGCTGCTACTTTTTGCAACATCAATTGTGCATCCTCATAATCTGCTAAATCACGCATATTGAGCATTGCCGAAGTTCCAAACGGAATTCCTCTGACTTGCTCTGGATATTCTTTATAAAACACTTGAATAACGTCGTCAACTGGAACGAATTTTGGTGCAATTCTCATTACATATTCGTTATTCGGATTGTACTCGTTTAACCAGTAACCGACCTTACGACCTCTAGTATCAAACTCAACACCCTGAACGATATAATTATCAGGTCTATTCGATAATAAATAACCTGACTTTTGATGGTCGCACATATTAGGTGACAATATTTGTAACTTAAAAGGAATAAAACCCGAAGCGTCACGCTGACGAATTATAAAAATCTCGCCTTGCATTGCAATAGTTCGCATACCCAATGACTGCAAACCATAAAAATTAAAAGTACCGTCGAAGTCGCATTTTTTAATAAACTCCTCCCAGTACTTTTTTATTTTTTTTAATTCGGTTTTATTTAGTGGTTTATCTCCAGACTTTGAAACTGGAGTAGGCATAATTCCCGTACCGATTACATTATTTTGAATGGTACGTATTGCCTTAAAAACCGTAGAATTATTTTTGTAACCTTCAATAGAACGATTTCTCAAATCCGTAAGCGATTTTTGAATATCATTATTTTGATTCTGTGTACCATATCCACCCCATCCATCACCACGACGGCTTTTAGTTGCACCATCGTAGGAGCGTTGCATCGCTATTGTTTTAGCACGCAATTTAGCACGCTCGAATCCAGCCTTAGGAGAAATAAAACTAATGATTTTATCTAATCGATTCATACACCTTTAGAAAATGACGCATATCTACGTCCGTTATTTTTGTTATTCTCAGGGAATAAACAATTTTTCATAGCAATTTGTAAACGCAACATATCGTCAAGGCTTCGATATTCGATAGTCTTGTCACCGTACTGAACTTTCAACGCCCCTAAAGAGATAGCCTCATTAAGTGCATTGTATTGAACTAGTGTATACGTCGTGCATGCCATTGCTAAAAATTTTTGTAAATATAAAATAAAAAATAAAATATTTTTTAAAATAAATCGGTTTTTATTTTTATATGTAAAATTAATGTATTATTTTTACAGAAAATTAACGTTTTGCAACTACACGATGTTGCGTAAAAACACAAAACAATCTTTCAGTTTAACACGGAATTTAAAGGTACAAAACAATCACTAAATTAATCACAATGTAGCAATAGCGTGTAATTGCTGTTATGAGCAGTAAAAATTAACTAAATATGTGGAAAGAAACATCAAATGAAGTTTATGCGGTAATATTCGCAAAACACAAAAAAGACTTAAAGCCTCATTCATCATTTACAGATATGACTGGAAATGGCTATCATTTTTCAAGTGGTCATCCCGAAGTTATAACGGAATGGGGTTTTGAAAACGCAGAAAATCCTTTGTTGAAAATATTACAATGGAAAGAGAATGAAGAAGATAAAGATTGGACGGTAGAGTTCTTTATTTATTGCTCATAACGGTTCGCAAGTATATTTAGTTGCGGATTAAAAGGTACAAACTTTCAAAATAGTAATAACTTAAATAAATAGAAAAAATGAGAAATAAAGCACAAACTCCGCAATTGAATATACTTGCT